ATGGCTAAAAAGCAACAAACCCCTTTACCCAATATGATGGCTATTTACATCCGGGTGTCAACTGACAAACAAGTTTTAAAGGGTGTGTCATTACGTGACCAAAGGGATATAGGTATTGAGACTGCAAAAAGTATTGGTTGGAGTTATGAGGTGTTTGAAGATGGTGGTGTGTCTGGTAGATTAAGTTCAAAAGACAGACCGGAATTTTTCAGGTTAATGAATCTTATAGAGGAAAGAAAGATAGGTGCATTTTGTCTTATTGATATGGATAGGCTTTCCCGGAGTGATGAAGGTCAGGCATTGATTACAACATTGAAACATTCTGGGGTAAGAATATTTGAAGGTTCTAAAGAAATAGACCTGAATGACTCTAGTATTGAAGCAATGGTTAGGATGAAGGCAATATTTGCATCATTTGAAGTTGAAAACAGAATTTCAAAAATCAAAAGTGCATTGAAAAAAAGTGCTAGTGAGGGAAGAGCACCCGGTGGTGCAATGGTTGCGTATGGATATGACAGGGTTGATAAAATTCTAACCATTAATGAAACTGAATCCAAAGTAGTAAAGACCATTTATAAAATGTCTCTTGAAGGTAGCGGTACTAAAGTAATTGCAAATTATCTGAATGATAATAACATCCCTACTAAAAGGAATAGTTCAGTAAAGGGTAAGTTAACTATTCGTGGTAAGAAAAAAGACCCTTCTAAATTCATCTGGAAAGACGCAGTAGTTTATACCATCCTTACTAATCCCATTTACAAAGGACTAAGAAGATTCAACGATACATTTTTTCCTTCACCTATTATCATTCAACCTGATGTTTGGGAATTGGTTCAGACCAACCTGAAGATTAAGAACAAGTTTAAAAAGGATAAGAAATATTTCTACCTGTTAAAAGGATTAGTTCATTGTGGTCATCCGGAATGTGATAATACATTCATGGGAAGAAAAAGAGAAGATTTGAGTGACAACCAATATATATGTACATCACAAAGGGATAAAAACAGATGGTGTAAAACAAGGGGTATTAATATTGATAAGTTGGATAAACTTGTCTGGACACAAATACAGGAACTTCCTAAACAGATAGACCGGTTCTTTAAATGGTATGAAAAGACTGACCAAATAGAGAAAGTAAAGACTGACTTTGAATCACTGAACGATACTTTAAAGAACTTGGAAGAAGAGTATTCAAACTTAATCAGACTAGGAGCGAGAGGGAAAATTAACGTTGATATTCTGGATAAGGAGATTGATAAAGCGAATGAGAGGATTGAGAAGGTAAAAAAGAGAATAGAATCTTTAAGACCACAACTATCTATACTGGATAACAGACAAAGTATTACCAACATCGTTTCGATACTCATAGAAAAGTCAAAACAAAAGAACATTACTGATGATGATAAACAGAATGTATTAAGGTCATTGATTGATAAGATTTACATTAAGTGGGAAGATAACACGGATAAAAGACCCTCACCTATTCAAAAAATATCTCACCATATAAAGATTGTCTATAAAATAAATGCGTTAAGTCAGTTCAAATTAGGGAATGATATAGAGATAGGGTATAAAAAGAAAGGTTGGAGAATGGACAATATCGGTGTTCTTAATAATGAATTGATGATAACACAATCAACGAACGATGTGTTAGGGAAAGGTATATCACATTGGGAACACTTAGGAGCTAAACCGATGGCTAATGTTAAAATCAAATAATCATGCAACAACTATCATTATTTCAACGTGACTTATACTACTCTCAGACTGATGTTATACGTAAATATAAAATCAGTGTTAAGAAGTATAAGGAACTGATAAAGGAGAAAGGGTTTAATATTCATAGTGTCCATATCGACTATATTACTTACAGTATGGACACTATCTATATTTTAAAATCGGATATTGATTCATTGGGATTGGAACTAAGAATAAAAAAGGGGTCTGTATAGAAATACAACCCCGTTATATATGTATACCTTCATTTTAAACATAACTATATATTACTTCTTTGTTCCTCCCTTGCATAAAAAAGGGGTCAGTATAGAAATACAACCCCGTTAAATATGTATATTTTAATTTAACCATAACTATATATTACTTCTCTGTTTCTCCCTTGAATAAAAAAAGGGGTCTGTATAGAAATACAACCCCGGTAGTTAATTGGAAAAATATAGGTATATATTACTTCTTACTACTTCCCTTTTTCTTTACAGGTGTTTTCTTTCTTGGTGCTCTTTTTACAGGAACTTTCTTTACTTCAGGTTCTTTTACTTCTACGGGTTCACTCACCGGTGTTAATTCTTTATTGTTACAGGTCTCAACGGATTCTTTATAGACAGGTAAGAACTGTTTATTCCGTTGTGCAAATGATTGTAAATATTCAATTGTGTCTTTCACACAACTAATACAATTTACATCAGGTCTTAAACCTGAAACAAAATACCACACTTCACTTAATAATACTCTATCATCTTGTGATATGGAGATTGTGGAATGTATTCTATGTTCATCTAAGAATTGATTGAAGTATAGAGCATGTTCTACTGCTTGTTCAATGGTCATTTTTCTATGATTGTTTTTTATAAGGATGATATCCTTTTTTATCTTCAGTTGTTTTAGTTTTCTTTTATCCTGAGAGTTTTTAATCTTCTCTTTGCTATGTATGGTTTGAAAGATGTTATTCATAAACTCTTTTTCTTCATCACTCATTTCATTAAACACATCCCTAAACATACAGTTCGTTTCCTCATCATCAGTTAGTTTATATAGTTCGACCTCATCAACCCTCTGTAATAGTTTACCCCACTTATCATTTATACTTTTATGATTGGATGTGTCTAGTAGTTTGCGAATGAAAGACCTGTTAGGTGAACGGGGTGTTTTTGAATTTCCTTTTTGTTCACTCAATGCAAATATTTTCCAGTGAAATGTTCGGTGTAGTAAACTGAGAATACCAGAATGCACCCATGGCATACCGGGTTCACCTTTCTTTTTACTCTTTGGTTTTTGTCTCCATACTTTTAACAGGTAGTCAGTGTTCATTTCAGCAAGACAGCAAAACACCTCTTGTGTAATGTCTTCTATCAATACATTGTCTTCATCAGTAAACCCGTCAATCAGTCCGTATTTTTTGCAATAATGGATAGACATTTTTGATACTATTCCATTGTTATATAGGTATTCAATTATTTTATTTCTCTCTTTTATGTCTTTAGTCAATTAGGTGTTTTATTTTTTCCAAGTCAATAGTAGTTCATACTTACCATTGTACTTTGTTCGGGTGGAATGTATTTCATTCACCGGTCTGACTTCAATCGTTACATTATCCAGTAGAATCGAAACAAAAGCATGTTCATTATCATCTATATGGTGGGTTCTTGTTTTCAACCCGATTTCATTTAAGGACTTCAGTAGGGGAATAGCCTGGTTGTTTGCAATAAATTGACCGTCTCCAAAATCCACTATCTGATGTTCATTATCCAATTCATGAAAATGATTGAAGTGTTTATATTTATCAGTACTATTCATCTATTAATTCGTTTAATCTATCCTGTCTGTTTAATCGTGTCTGACAGGTAACACATATTTCAATTTGTTGGTCTGATAACCAAGTATCAGACGGTGGTTCATTTCCACATTCCTTACATGAATGAACACTTTCCATTTGAAGCATTAGACCTTTTACAAAGTCTTTATCTTTTACGATATCCAAACGTTCCTTTAGATATTCTTTATACTCAGTAATTGTCATCGTTTAGTTTGTTTTTTCCGGTCAGGTAATCACCAAGTGTCATCAGGTTCTTACTTACCTCATAACATTCCTCTTGTGCTGATACCTTTTCCAAATGATTCGTGAACTTTATGAAGTGATTGTAGTAAGCAGGTATCAATTCCGGTAATGAATACTCAGCAACCTTGCTCATGTCCATTACTATATCAAAATATAGTTCCTCAATCTCCATATCAGTTAGTAGTTCAAACTCACAACACATACGGATTGAATGATAGAAACTACCATTGGTTTGATGTATGTAGTTGAATAGTGATTTATGTGAGTAGTATTTTGAATTGATAAAGTCAGGAATGCTTTTAATGTCATTCATAATTTCCCTCTCTAATCTTTGATTCATTCGTTTCTTTCTGTTTTAATCTCATCATCTGTTCAATCAGTACATTCAAATATGTGGTCGCAATCTTTGCTCTGGATAAATTGTTTTTAGATACAGATGATGTAATGTTATAACTGACTTCTATAACCTTTTCTTTAAGGTCTGTCATTTCTTGTGATTGTGGGTTTCTCATAGAGTATATATTAATTCTCAGAATCAATTTTTCTCTATCTCTCTTAGCGCTAGTTCACGTCTTAGTTCTTCCATCTTCGCAATCCAATACTTTTCATCTTCTATACTCCCGAAAAAAGATAATTCACTTTTCACCTTTATGTGACCTACTTTAAATTCAATAATGTAAGCGTGGTTTCCGTTTTCTGTAGTTGGTTTAATCATGTTCCGGTAAGTTTTTTATCCATTGTTTTAAATCCTTTATCATCCTTTCTATTTGTTTGGGGATTGACATTTTGTTGTACTTTATTCTTTCATCGTTTATGATACAATGGTAATGGACTATTCTAAGGCACTTGACCGGTGAAGTATCAAAGTTCTTTAACAATGAAATAATCTCATCTTTGTATTCAACACCAATTATGTTTATTGTTTTTGGTGTTGGTCTTGGTCTTATTCTTCTTTTATATTCCCGATTCTTTTCCAATATTTGTTCTTTCTTCTCTTTGTAAGTCTGTCTATAATATTCTTTATTTCTCTTTAAAAGCCTTTCCCGGTTCTTTTCATAGTACCTTTTATCATACTCCTTTTTTTTAGAAGCTACGTCTTTATTATTCTCCATCTATAACCTGATTTATTTTATGTTCTCTGTCTCTGTCCAAGAAAATCAAATCGAATATCTGTCCTGATATTGGGTGGTCTGTTAAATCCATCCCTCGATACCCGGTAATATTGTGATAGTTTAAATAATCTTTGGTTAGTGTCATTAGTATATCCAAGTGATACACATATTCATCTTTTGATACTCCTCTTGACCGAAACCATTTACGGTCTTTCTTCCCCAAAATTTCATCTACGATATGACTGTAATCGCTTGGAAGCATACAGTGCCATTCTTCATCGTAATGGTAATAGTAGATGTAATCTGTGATATTCTTATCGTCACCTGTTGCATACTCATACCTGCAATCCTCGCAGTAATACGGTTGACTATATTTAGAACATTTTCGACACTTTTTTTTCATAGTCATTTAATTATTTTTCATTTCCTCTTTTATAAGAGAAATACAATCTTCACATAGATTGGTGGTGTAGATGTTATTATCAGTGATAGTGTTATCACATAGGACGCAACTGTAAGTCATGAAGTATATATTAACTTCAGAAAGTCACTTTTTGCAGGAGTAGGAATTGAGTGATGATTACTATTTACATTAGATGGTCACCAGACTTGCAGGGAGTCGATTTAACAACAGGAAGTAAAATCCTGGGGAATTGTTGTCTGAATTATTTAAGGTCGTAATTCGAGAGATAAAACACGTTAGAATTGATTTAATAAACAAGAATGAAAGTAATGGTAATGTATCGACGGTTTATCTTTTTTGTTACCATGTAGAACTCAATCAAATTAGTAAGGTTGTAAGGTATTACTTCAATACCTTCTGATTTCAATATTCTCTTACAAATATTGTTTATAGTATCACTGACCTTTTCAATGGTCATTCCGGGTTGTGTCTTAATCCTAAGAGTGAATTTTCTACACTCATAGTAGTATTCCATGTCAGGGTGTCTATAGCGAAGTCCTGATAGACTATCATCCATGTGTATGTGTAATGGCCCCTTCAATTTCCTTTCTGGATAACTACCTTTACAATAGTCATAAGCGGTAGATGTGATATACATTTTGGTATCAAAGTCATCCTTTATCAGTCTACCACCATTATCTATAAATTCAAGAAAGTAATTTTCCATATCGTCAAATGAAGGGGTCATTTATTTTTGTTTCAAGATAGCAAATTAATATCTATTATTCAACCATCTTACTACAGATATGTTTCACCACCCCGGTAGTGATTTTATACTTTTCTGATATTGCAACAATAGACATTCCTTTCTTCCGGTCTTTCCATACGTTATTATTCCGGGAAGTCCTGTCATAGATATATCTTATCCTTTCTTCTTTAAGGTTGTATTTGGTAGCAATATCACGGGGAGACATACCGTTTTCTTTATCTAACCATATCCTATAGTTCCGGTCGGTCAGGTCTATCTTCTTTTCCAGTTCACCACCGTTGTTTAGGATGTATGATTTTAGTTCCTCAATCTCCTTAGTGGTCTTATTCAACAATAGTCTTTTCTCTTTCAGTTCTTGTTTCGCTTGTTCAATTGATTTCATAAAATGAGTTTTAAAAGTGAAATAGGGTGAATCATTATGATTCACCCCTTGTGTGTTAGTCCCTCTTTTCTTTGTGTACAATCAACCGTACCTTCTTTTTAAATTCCTCTTTAAATAAATCACTAAGTCCAAACTGTACACCACCCTCTAAATATACCGTGTCCTTATCAAAACATACTATCCTACGGATAGCAACAATTGCACTACGGTTTACTTTTACAAATTCTTGTTCTGGTAGAATCTGTTCAATCTCCTTTAAGGAAAGACTGGGCATTGTTTTTTTCTTGTCTGTAGAAATCTCTAATCGGTGTCCGTTGGATTGAACATAGTCAATCTCATTGATTTTAACAGATACGCAAGTGTGACCCCAATTAACAAAAAAGTAATTGTTCATTAGATAAAGTTTTGGTTAAAAGGCTAATCTATAGCTGTGGTAAATGATGGGCAAGAGATGTGGCTAAGTTGGGGCTAAGTGAAATGAAATGAGCGGAAACTCTTAGTCTTCATCATCATTCAATACATCATTTATTTTTTCTTCTCTTTTAACCGGGATGAAGTATGGACAGTTATCTAAAATGTATTGTCTTCTCAATAGGATGTTATCATATAACTCTTTACCAGTCAAATTTTCATAAGATGATAGACTAAGTGGATTATCTTCATCGAGGTTATTTTTCCAAGAGATAATATCTTCATAAGGAACTAGTAATTGTGTGAACTCTTGCCTATCGGTAATATAAGACCAACTATGTGAATCAAGTATATCAAAAATACTCAGTGTTTTTTCTATTGTTACATCACTGAGATATTTTTTCAATTTACTGAGAACTAAACTTCCATATACTTTCGATATTTCTTCTTTTAATGTTGGGTCTAGCAGAACATCTAATTGTCCAAACCCTTTCGGTTTGTTGCATTTACAACTCATTTCAATACATCATTTATTTTTTAGAACATTTACTTTTAAAGGTATTTATGTGTTCATCATAAAATTCTTTTGCATCTTGCTCAATCTGTTTCTTTCGTTCTTTTAATCTGCTACTAAGCTCTACATCATCATCCAATATATCATCAACTAGGTCATTTCTTTTATGTAGATTTTCATAAATGAAAGAAGTCAATTCTTTTATTCTCTTTTTATTTTTTCCTTCTTCTATCTGTTTAATTATATGCACCCAAAAAGAAATTATAAATGTTACAGTCCAAATAGTTAAAAGTAAATCTGCTACTATTCTCATTGTTGTGTTTTAATATTATTTTTTAGTATTTCAATATCTATTGAACTTTCTTTTGGATATATATAGGTGTTGTATCCTAATTCAAGTAATCTGTCTTGTATAGCCAAAAACTTCATGAGCAGTTCTATATGTCCTTTGAGTTTATTAGAATCTATAAGAAGCGAAATTTCAGAACCACTATAATATGTAATCTTTAAGTTAATACATTGAGAAAGGTTTTCAAAAGAACTTTTGTCTGAAAGGTTGTAAGTTTTGAGACTAAAACTTTCTACATAGAACCCATCATTCATTACATCCTTTAATGATTCTTCTATTTTCTGTATATCATTTTCTGTAAATAATTTTAGTGTCTTAGTCATTGTTGTATATTGTTTTTATAGGACTTTAAATGTTCATCGTATAAATCCTTTGCTTCTTGAAGTCCTTTGACCGGGAAGTATTCTATACTATTAAAATGTACGATAACAGAGTCTCCTTCACCAGTTACACAACTTGTTTGGTGGTTTTCATTCAGATGGTTTATAAACCCGATTATAGACTCTTCTATTTTCTTTCTATAAAGTTCATAGTCTAGTTTTCTTTCTAACTCTTCTATTTTATTTTTATTCTTTCTTCTTTCTTTCATATTGTTAATTATAAACACCCATAGGAAAATTATGAGTGTCAAACCACCAATATGTGATATTAAATCTACTATACTCATTGTTGTGTATTATTTTTAAAGGACTTCAAATGTTCAAGAAATAAATCCTTTGATTCTTGATTTGGTGGGGATACTGTGTACTTCTGGATATCTAATTTGTGTAATCGAATATCTATTGACATATCTGCTTTTGGACTTATTTTGGTTCCATATCCAAGAGCATATAATCTTTCTTGTAAATCGGAAAACTTCATGAGTAATTCTATAAACTCTTTGAATGTAAAATCCTGTTCCGGTCCGTAAAGAATTTCCAAATAAAGACATTGATACAAGTTTTCAAAACGACTATGTTCTCCAATATTATAAGTTTTGATATTTAGTTTGTCTATATAGAACCCAGCATCCACTACTTCATTCAAAGATTCTTCTAGTTTCTTTAAGTCATTTTGTGTGAAGAACTCATTGTTCTGTAACACCTCTTTCAATTCCAATTCACTATCATCACTATCTTTAATGTTTGTAACAAGTTCTTCTACCTTAGATTGAATCATCTTTTTAATATTCATATTCATTGTTATTTTTTATACTCTATATATTAATCTCAAAAAGTGTGTTTTTTCTGTTTTATAAAAGGGAGTTTTGAAATTGAATATATAGATATGTTGTTATCACATTGATATTGGTGTAGTGGTAGGCATACCATTACACCACCCTAACGGGTAAAAGATTTCGATGTGACTAAAATATCAATGTGTGAAATGTTCAACCTAATTTCTAAAAACAGGATTGTAGATGATGTTATCTACTTCAATGACCTCGTTCAATTAATTCAGAATCCTGTACAATCCGATTTACTTTTTAAAATTCGAAGCAATCCAAATAAGAAGGAGAGGAACTATTTAAAAAAAGATTTAAAGTCCTTTACACCTCATTCTACCTTTGTTAAGGAAAGATGTAATGATAATATTGAGGAAGTAAGCAGTTACTTGTATTTCGATATTGATTCCACTACCGGAGAGAAGTTAAACAAACAGGTCTATATAGATAAGTATAGCGATATTGCTTCTTTGATATCCTATTCCTGTAGTGGGAATAATATCTTTCTTTTGGTTAAAGTAGTTATTGAGTATAACAAACATATTATTGAACTTGAAGAGCTTTTAAATAGCAATCTACTGTCTTCTTTTCTACCTATTAATACCGGGGGAAGTATTGTAGAAAAGAAGACACTTAATAATTACTTCTTTAATGAGATATTAAAGTTTGTCGGTGGTAGACTTAATTTAAAATATGATAGTAACGCTATTGGTTTGGCAAGACAATGTTACTTACCATTTGACGACAATCCTTTTGTTAATGAGGGTAATAAAGTAGTATTAAGTCATACGGATGTATTAAGCATAATAGACAGTCTTAAACAATCACTGTCTTCTTTTCTACCTATTAATACCGGGAGAAGTATTGTAGAAAAGAAGACAGTTATAACGTTAAGGAAACCCGGTAACTTTTATTCATTGCTTGGTAGAATAAAGACGAGTGATGATACACAGTATTGTGTTGAGACAATGTTTATACCCAGAAAGGTTTTATCAATCTTTACACCCCCGATTACATCCCACAATAAACATAATCTCTATAGAAAGTTGGTTTCACAGTTAATGTACCTTAACAAAGACATTAGTGTCAATGATGTTTATTCTTATCTGTCTTTCATCAATAACAATAAGGTTGTACCCGGTCATAATAAAATGGGTGAAAGGGAACTTAGATGGCTTATAGAAACGAGATATGAATGGATAGTTAATTACGGTAATTTTTATGAACCAAAGGAATCATTGGTTAAGTGGTCTACATCTGATAAGATTACGTTGTCTAAACGTGACAAGATTAATATATCCCGGTCTATACGAATGATGGTTAAACACAATGAAGTGTTGAATATTATTAGTCATTTAGAAGATGAGTATGAGAGTATCAATAATGTGAGACCATCAATTAGACAACTAACGAACTTTGCGAAAGAGAAGAATATAAAATTATCCAAATCCAGAATTGAGGACAATAAAAATGAACCTATGTACACACAACAAGACATAGTTAATCGACTGAAGACATTGATTTCAGAAAAAAATAGTTTTGGAATATGAAAAGTAAATACGAAATACCTGATGAAAGTAGCTTAGTAAGATATTATAATAATACAGGTAAAAAGAATAAGAAGCTCGCTATTTTCTGTGAACATTCTTATAGCAAAAAGATACCTATTATAATTGATAGGATATATGTTCGTTTCTATTTTGAAGAATATGAAAGGAGAACTCATAAATGGATTCTCTTGAATGAATATCACGTATGGAATCGTGAACAAAAAATTACTACAATCTTTAAATGACAACACAAAAGTTTTCAAAGAAGTATCAGAAGTGGTTAGAGTATGACCCGGTATATCATCATCCTGAAACTCCTAACCTGATTATGTTTAGTCGGGATTTCTGGTATGATGAGAGGAAAGATAAATTTATCCATAAGGATATTGTTGATGACTTTCTTAATAACACATATCGAAAAGCAAAAAAGATACGACGGAAGATAGCTAAAGAAAAAGCTATTATAAGAAAGGAGATTCAAGAAATGAATAGAAGATGTGTTTGAAAAAAATCATTTTCGTGAAGTAATATATACTCTATGATTGATGATTTGAATACGGAGTTTAATGAGATTATGGGAGTACAACCACTGACATTACATGAGCAATTAAGAACATGGTTGCAGGTGGGTGAATCGGATGATGATTTAATACCACCGTTTATTATTTCAAATATGATTTCTGAATTAAGACAACAAATAAGAGAACAAAAACTAAAAGAATTATTCGACTAAGATTTGTTTTCATGTGTGACGACCTGACATTTTTAATGTCAGGTTTTTTTTATGATGTACGTCCAGCATGGTTGCAAATTGTCATGCAGCAAGTCCAAAACTTTCTTTCAATATTAGCATATAACAAAAACACACTTTTTCAACTTAATATATACTTAAACACAATGAAAACAATTATTACACTCTTAATCGCAGCATTTTTATTTACCTCTTGTGGTAAACCCAAAGAAGAACTTTATCCAACGAAATGTTTTACAGTATTGGAGATTCAACTATCCAAAGTAATTAAACAAGGAACAGATAAATTATACAATCCTGATTACACCTTATGGATGAACTTGAATGACCCGCAACAATTGTTAGACACTATTCAACGTGTTTATTATATCAAAGTGAGGTATGACAACGGGTTAGAACAAACATTGATTGAAAAGTATATTACCTATTCGTGGGAAGGAGCCAGGGAGTTCATGGGAAACTATGGTCAGTATGTTTCTAAATACGAATGGGACACAGTTAATGTTATTGGTAAGTTTCAACCGGTGGAACAATATAAGATTAGTCATGGTACTAGTAAGTGGGGTAGAACCGCTAAGACCGGAGATAAAATTTGTTTATGATAAGAATGATGAAGAACTAGACAAAATAGAACTTGAAATTATAGACACATTTCAAGTGATAGACACATCTACATCCCAATCAAATCCAATGCAGGGATTTATGAATCGTTTGGAAAACCTGTTGGAAGCAAATGGAATAAAGAAAACAGAGATTAATAACATTTATTATCCGCAGTTCCTTGCCACGCGGTATAACGATTCAGTAAGTACTGTCATGGTAGTATTCTGGTGTAGTGGTTGTAATAGTGTTATTATTACATCTTCCTTTGAAGAGGAATGTCAAAAATGTAAATCTCAAAAGAGAGAAGAAAAGATAAATAAGATAATAGAATGACTTACTAGAAACAGAAAGTATTTCATTTAACGAATTAACCCACTCTAATCAGTGGGTTTTGTTTTGTCCGCTACTATTTTAATAAACAGGATAGATACAACAATGGGACTTAAAACAGGGTATAGGGACAATCCGAAAAACACATGGAAGAAAGGACAATCAGGTAATCCGAATGGAAGACCAAAGGGTACACCTAATCGTTCTACCCAAGAGATAAAAGAGTTCATTCAACAGATTGTATCTAAGAATCTGGATTGTTTAGAATTGGATTTAGATTCAATGAATCCATTTCAAAGATGGCAGACACTGGAAAAAATTAGTAAGTATTTTCTTCCGACGTTTAATAAGACTGAATTAAGTGGTGAGATTGATACGGATATTAAGATTACTGTTAAGTATGATACTGATGATTCAGATAAAATAGAATAATGTAATTGGAAGTAGTTGTTAGTTTACCAAGACCATATAAGCTACAAAGAGAGATAATTGATGACCCTACCCGTTTCAAAGTTATTTGCAGCGGTCGTAGGGTTGGTGTTTATCCCCTATCTTAAATGTGATAGGGGAAAGGTAAATCCACATTATGTAAGATACTTTGTATTGAAGGTCTGATTGACACATTAAGAGACAAGAGAATCGACTATGTTTTATCAGATGATAAAAGCATCAATAAAATAAACACCTCTCCTAAAGGTCTTAGAATTGCTTATATAACACCTGAGTATGGTTTGTCAGAAAAGTTCTATGAGGATATTCTTTTAGTAATCCCTCCCCAACTTATAAGGAAACAGAATAAGTCCAGACTTCACTTAGAATTAATTACTGGTGGTGAACTAAAGTTTTTCTCTGGTGAAGCATTACAAAGGTCTAGGGGATGGGAATTTGATTTATTGATAGTGGATGAAGCTGCATATATCCCCGATTTGAAAACCGAATGGGATAGCTCATTAAGACCCTTGTTAATGAAGACACAGGGAAAAGCAATTTTCATATCTACTCCCTTTGGTAAGAACTATTTCTTTTCACTGTTTGAAAAAGGACAAAGGGAAGATAATGATTTCAAGTCCTGGCAGTTTTCCAGTTATGAAAATCCATACATCCCCAAGAGTGAGTTTGATGATATGATAAAGGATATGCCCAGTGCAGTCTATAACCAAGAGATATTAGCACAACCGGGTGAGAACTCTAGCAATCCTTTCGGTACTGATAACATTGAAAGGAATGTTATTTCAACTCTATCTAACAAAAGACCTGTAGTTTATGGAATTGACTTAGCAGAAAGATATGACTGGACTGTAATAATAGGTTTAGATGAAGATGGTGTAATGTGTCACTTTGATAGATTTCAAAGACCGTGGAATCAAATACCTGAGATACTTCAAAAACTAAATCCTGATGTTTTGAAGGTTGTTGATTCAACTGGTGTAGGTAGTGTGATAATGTCATTCGCACATTTGAATGTATATAACATAAGAGGGTTTGATTTTACAAAGACAAGTAAACCCGCATTGATGAATGAATTGATTAGTGCAATCAGTTCTGATAAGTTAAAGTATAACAGAGTTACCGGGGATGAGATGCACACATTGATGTGGAAACCTCAACCAAGTGGACACATTAAGTTTGAAGCACAGTCAGGATATAAAGATGACTGTGTAATGGCACTTGCATTAGCAAACCACTATTTTGAATCACAAATCAATGATTCAGGATATGAAACGTTCTTTATCTAATCCGCTACTATTTTAAAAAGACTTTTTATTTCTATGACGGTTGATGTTAACATTACCCAAATAACCAATGAACTCCCTTCTGAGTGGTCACAGTTACTTTTTGAGGACTATTTGTACATAATGAATAACCTGACTGAAGATGGTGTTTCAAATCAGTATATGATATTAAACAGACTGACAGGACTTGAATTAGATGTATTACATTCTATCCCTTATGTGTACCTGAATCCGATGTTGAATAAGATTAGGTTTGTTTACACTCTCTATGTTCCGACCGGTAAAGAAAAGTCCACATTGAATCTGAAAGACTACAAAGAGATAGTTTATGATGATTTCGTGACAACAATACAATCACAGAATCTATTGACTGATTTACCTACTATCATAAAGGTTATGAGTAAAGACCCTCTTACAATTGAACAGATAAATAAAATGAACGTAAAGGATTTACAGGAAGGTTTTTTTTTGTACAGGAAGAAACTAAAAAAATCATTGAAACGTTCGGTTCACTCAATGAAAAGACAAATACTGAAAGAGAAGGTGATGAAGTTTTTTCACTTGCAAGAGAAAGACAAAAACAAGTCTCTGAAATTAGAAATAGAGTGAGTTGGCACTTACTAGCTATTGAGGTTGCAAAATATACCAATACTAGTTTTTGGGATGTGATGAGTAAAACTGCATTGGAGATATACGGACTTACATTCCTGATGAGTTGTCAGAAAAAAATAATGGAGTTAACAGGTGGCTAAATCACATAAACAAGCAACAAAGAAAGCACAGTTTGAAACTAAGCTTGATATGTTAGATTCAATTGGTACATCTAAAGAATCCTTTGAAGTCGTAAAGACTAATGTAATTGAAAGGATTCTTGGTGAGTTTGTTGAAAGGGTTCAGAATAATATAGACCGATTGGGTTTACCTGTTACCGGTGCAATCTCTGAAATCTCAATTCAAAGTGATGGTGACACAATTAACGTAGTGGGTAATCCTCATTTGATTTATCAAAGTCGTGGTGTGTCTGGTACAAAGGTTAAAAGAGATACCCCACATTCATACAAAGACAAAAGACCACCGGTACAACCGATTATAGATTGGATAAAGAATAGTAAGAAGATAACAATTAATGAAAGTTCTTTTGGTGGTAAAGAGAAGTTCAAAGATTTAACCGATGATGAGAAGATTACAAGAGTAGCTTATGCAATCCGGGAAAAGATATTTCAGGAAGGTTTTGAAGGGAAAGATATTTATGAAAAGGAAATACCTAAACTGGTTGAAGACTTACAAAAAGAGATTTCAGACTTTGCAGTTCAATACATCAATCAGGTTATTAGCATCAATCCCCGTGAAGGTGGAGGGAATAGAATTGTTTTAAAGTAAATGAATAAGGTTGAAGAAATTTTACAGTCATTCAGGAATCAGTTTGTTGGTGGTGAAGAAAGGGAAAGGATTGCTAATGAGAGATTGGATATATGTAAACAGTGTCCTTTGTTCACTCACAAGTTACTAGGGATAAGTATTTGTGATAAATGTAAGTGTACGTTAGCTAAGGATGACAAACCTTTTGGTAAACCATATTCCCCGGTCAATTCTTGTCCGTTAAAAAAATGGAATAGTTAATCCGCTACTATTTTAGAAACTACAAAGGTTAATGTCTATTCAATTATTAAAGTCACCACAATTATATACACCATCTGGAAACCCGATTAATTTCGTTGTGTCTTCAACTGCGAGTAATGTTAATGGTTTCATGGCTTATGTTCTGAATACTTCTAACAATCTTATTGCTTCAAAGAACTTAGTGTTAAGACCTGATTTCATCGGTCCGACTAACTCTATAGCTGTGGGTGATTTTCAGACGATTTTAGACAGTGTAGTAAAATATGACATAGACAATAACAACACTCTTTCAACGGGGTTTAATAGACCTGTAATTGATTATAAAGTGGTGTTTGTAGAAAAGATATTTGGTACTGGTTCTTTTGCTGGACAATTGGTTGATGGTGCTTCTTATTCTACTGGTGTATTCAATACATGGGATGCTAGTTTAGATAGAGTGTCTTTCAATTCATTTACTTATTCGAATTACTATGTAGATTCTATTTCCGGTTCAAAGAAATTCCTGACTTCAAAACCTGACAACTCAGAGGTGAATCCAGAATCAACCGAATACCTGTATTTCCTACAGAACGGAATCCCAGGTCTTAAAATGAGAGTGGATATTTACAACTCAAATGGTTCAATTATATCAGGGTTGTCTTATTCAATTCCCAATCTATCTACTTATAAAATGCACCGGTTAAATGTCAGTCCCCGTGTGATTACTTCCAATGGTGGAAGTCTAACCAATGCTTCTTACTATAAGGTTTATTTGTCTGGTACTAGTAGTGTTTACTCAGAGGTGAGAACATACAAGTATAATTCAGGTGCAAACTGTAACGTTTACCCTGTCAATATTCTTTTTGTAAATAACTATGGTGGTATTGATTCTTACCAATTCGTTAATCCAACACCAACACAAAACATCAATAAGACAACCATTAGAAAAAACACTTGGCTTCCTGAAGTGACAGGATATACTGATATAGTGAATAAGGTGTTTAATCCAAGTGAAGAAATAGTTTCTGTAGATTATACTTTTTCTTATTCAGTGTATAGTCGATTCTTGACTGACTATGAAAGCAGATGGTTAACTCAGTTGTTCAATTCTAAACAGGTTTATGTTGAGTTCCCAGATAACAGGGTATTACCTGTTATGGTGGAAGACAGTTCATATCAATTAATGTATGCGAATAATAACAAAGACAGATTCCCGTATATAACATTCAGGTTTAAAACTAGTGAAGGGATTGCACCTATCTAATCCGCTACTATTTTAGAAAGTTCCTTTTTGAATGGCTTATTCAATTTATTTGCTTGATAGAAACACCTCACAATACATACAGTTAGATACTGACCCGGATTTAGATTTTAAGATTATCTACGATGTTAATGACTACTCTGATATTAGTAAAAGAGAAGATGTTAAGACGGAAGAGTTTTCATTAAAAGATACCAAGACTAACAGGTATGCTATTGGTGATATATTCAATCTAAACAGATTTATTGATACGTCTATTCCAAATCAATTGTTCTTTAACTACAATCCTATTACTAAGGTTGATTGTTTAGTGTATAAGAATGATGAGTTGTTTTTATCAGGTACAATGATGATTACAGAATCATCTTCAGATAACATAATGAGTGTTACCAGTAAGTGTGTAATCACTGGTAAGATTGTGGACTTCTTTTCTTTTATCAAAGACAAGAAACTAAGTGAGTTGGATTTGACAGATTTGAAACACCCGTACAGGTGGGATGTAATGACACAATCTACTTCCCAAAGAATGGCTTATATTTTACCGGGTACTTCATCAGTTAGTTATACAAACTATGCAACTGGTTCAGGATATATCTACCCTTTTGTTGATTATGGTAGTCAGGTGTCAGTACCTTCTTTAAACAACTTTGTTTCATATCAGGAACTAAGCAATTTCAAACCTGCATTGTTTGTAAATGAGATTATAAACAGAATAGTAACACAAGCGGTAGGATATACAGGTTCTACGATTGGAGGTTATACATGGGAGTATAAAGGTTCACCAGAATCAATTACTAGATTTAAAAGTTTAGTTCTTTTAGATAACCAAGAGAAGTTAACACGTACTGTAAGGGGTGGGGTGAATCAGATTAGTAGAGCTGCTGTACCTTATGTTCAGACTTCAAACTTTGTTGGGGTGAGTGGAACAGATGAGGGAATACATATTGTTCCATTTGATTCTATTTCTCCTTCAATCTATATAGATAATTCCCCTTTCTATATGTTTGATTTTGCACCGTCTGCTATTGCATATCTACCAAGAGAAGTTAGTAGTAACGGATTGTTGACAATGGGATTTACTTTCAGCAATGAGTATAACATACCGGTCAGACTTTCTATTGAAGTTTGCTCTAGGAGTTATGTTGTAAACACCGAATACGTTTCTGGTTGGGATATCATTGCATCAAAAGACTACAACAATATTTCATTAAGACAACCTAGTTTTTTAAATACGATTAATAATTTACAATTGGTATTACCTCAGAAAACCTATCCTGCATACACACAGTTTTGTGTGAGGATGAGGGTAAAGGGTAGTGCTTTTCCAATATTTGCACCGTTGGGTTGTCAGTTCACGGTAACATCATTCAATCTCAGATTACCAAAAGATATTTCAACATCTCTTACTTATGGTATAAGGTCATCGGGAAATACTACAGGTACTGTAATTGCGGATAACTATATTCCTGTTTTATCAAATGAAGTCTCCCAATATGATTTCATTAAGTCAATAGTGAGTTTGTATAACATACAGGTATATAACTCTAAGGACAATCCGAAACATTTAATCTTTGAAAGTTATAATGACTTCACTGTTTTAACCAGACCGGAATACCTTGTAAGAAACTCATTGGATTGGAGTAGAAAAGTTCACTTACCAAGTATCAAACAAAAATATAACACTCAGTTACCTAAGTCTTATTTATGGACTTACAAAGAGGATAGTGATTATTTGAATGCTACCTATAAGTCTAGGAATGGTAAGATATATGGCGACAGGACTGTTTTAAATACGAATGGTTCAGTTGCACAGAATAAAATTGAATTGATATTCTCACCTACACCACATTCAAATTATAACGGGTCTGACAGATATTTTCCCGGTATCTATTCTGGTGAGGGATTGAATAGAAAACCAATGAAATCAAATCCAAGAATTGTTTATTACAATGGTTTAACTCCTACTACAGGTTTTAATGCTTTGTATAATGGGATAGGTATTAGCACGGGGAATCCTACTGCATCTTTCAATCTTGTTTATGATTCTGCTGGGTCAACTTGGTTTACACAATCTACTTCTTATACCTATCCACAGGTATCAGAATATTATGCACCGGGTGGTGCTACTGCTAGTTTATCCAATGTAAAAGAACAATTGGTTTTTGAACATCCTGATGAAATCTATTTTTCTACGGATAATTCTGATGCAGCATATAACACACCTGATTTGTATGATTTGAACTATCAGAATATGATAGTGGATTTAACCAATCCGAATTTCCTTTTCATAGAATGCCAGGCGTATTTATCATTTGTTGATGTATCAAACTTTGACCCTAAGATTCCAGTGTATATAGATACTGGTAAATGGGGTAATGGATATTTCAGAGTATTGAAACTGGAATATCAATCTGATGGTATATTGACCAAGTTAGAAATGATTAAGATAACCACATCCAATAGGAATACATTCTTTGTTCCTGAATGTAGTTGTGTTGATGCTCCTTCATTTAACCCACCTGATGCAGAAACATTAGTTGTGTATAATTATGTGGTTGCACTTTCTGGTGATACCGGTCAAACAATTACACTTAATAATGTGGTTAAACCGTCTTGGATGAGTATAGATGTTTATGACGGTAGTTTGTTTTTATATGGAACACCTGCATTGTCTGATATGTCAACTGGTAACACAATTAGTTTCGATATTATCAGTTGTGGTGGTGACTGTATTGAATCGGTATCTTCTACTATAGACATTTACTGTACGTGTGTGACCATTGACAATTTTAATATGAGTTATCCTGCAATACTTGAAAACTCATATAGTTATACCACTCAGTTATTGAATACTGTTCCGGGTAATTCTTATGAGATAACCAATCTTGTTAAACCATCTTGGATGGGTGTAACGGTATCTCTTGGATATTTAACGTTCACTGGTACACCTCATATCGGGGATGTGAGTGTAGACAGTCCGGTAAGTTTTGATATTGTTTCATGTAATGGTACTTGTGTTCAATCGTATTCAACTACTATAGACGTTGAATGTGGTTGTGTAATGATTAACCCTGAATCATCTTTCAATCCTCCTAATGCGGAAGTGGGTGTTACTTACAGTTATGTTTCTGGATTGGTTGGAACCTTTACCGGTAATGTTATCTCACTGACAGGTGTTTCAAAACCTTCGTGGATGGGTATTACCATATCAGGAACAAACCTAGTGTTGAGTGGATTCCCTTCTGTTAGTGATATCAATTACATGGGTGTAACGGTTAGTTTCACTTTAACAAGTTGTAACGGTACTTGTGTTCAGTCTTATTCTGATACTATAACAGTTAATTGTGAGTGTGTGGAATTTGAAGGTGTGTTTAGTCCACCAAATGCAATCATTGATGACCCTTATAGTTTCAGTGTTCAATTGGGTGGTTCTTTAAATCAGAATATACAGATTGTTGATTTGGTTAGACCACCTTGGATGAGTGCTACAATCAGTAGTTCTCTTTATCTGGGTCTTACGGTACTGAATCTTTATGGAACTCCTTTAGATGGATATGGATATGATTCACCAAGTGAACCAATAAGTTTAGGTCTGCAAAGTTGTGGTGGTGGATGCACAAACTATGTATCTGCTACAATAAGTGTGTTGGGGTGTGATGCAATTTACTATGCAAAACCACTTTATTTAACTGGTGCAACTGCAACTATTGAATTTAATGTTGGTGACAATGTATTTTGTGGAACGAACTATAGACTACAAAACAGTAGTGGTTCTTTTATTGCAACTGGTTCTGTGTATGCAACCTATTCCAATCCTTCAAACATAACAGTATCTAAACTTGATATTGTTGGATTAAGTGAAGGTGCGACTTACTCACTTTACTTTGAGAAAGATTGTTGTTATACTACGAGTAGGGATTTCGTTTTCTCATTCACTGCTTCAACTTGTGAATGTGTTGTAGTCGATGGTTCATTTGCTCCTACAAATGCAACTGAAGGTGTTCCGTATGTTTATAGTGTTCCGTTGGATGGTTCATTGGGTGTGTATCATCACTTGGATGGTATCTTAAAACCTGATTGGATGAGTATAGGAATAAGTGGTAGTTCAGTTTATATGACTGGTACACCTGCATTGGGTGATGCTGACACGGGTGTTGATGTTGGGTTTACAATCCTTTCATGTGAATACTTTGGTGGTTGTGTGAATCCATACTATACAACAATAGATGTAATTGGTTCTACTGCGAATAATTCTTATGTAACGAATAACACTGATGTTCCGTTAACTGGATTTACAATCTTGTTACAGGGTCTTGGTGGTACACCGGAAGAAACATTTGATAATGGTGGATTTGGATATAGTGTTGGTGCAAATTCAACTACTCATTTCTATATACCTAATAGAAGTGGTTTGCAATTGGTGAGTATAAAAGTACCGTTTGTAAGTTTTGACGGTGCGACTGCATATTTGTCAACGGTGGGTATTCCTGCGTTCCATAATAACGGACCGATTGTAATTGGTGGTGATGACTTAGAGTTTTTCAATGGTGAAGGTTATGCGATTACAAATGGAATGGGTATTACTATATCCAGTATTCCAAATCCGTTTTAATTCCGCTACTATTTTAGAAATGAAATAGGGTGAATGGATATTCAAACAAATGTTATTCTAAGTATTCAGACTGATACAGGTGATGCAGAACAATCAATAGATGGTTTAAAATCCAAGATAAAGGATATTGCTAAGGGTCTTGACGTTTCCAGTTTTAAAACGATTAAACAGGAAGTGAGTGCCGCTAAATTGGAAATGGAACAATTAGCAGCTGCAATTTTAAAAGCAGAATTTGAAGCACAACAAATAAAAGAGGAATTCGGTCAGACGTCTGATGAGTTCAAAGCATCAAAGGTTTATATTCAGGAATTGAATACACGTTTGGATGAAACAGTTGAAACAACACAAGCTTTAGAAGATGGTTATAAACAGTTCTTAGCAAATGTAAAATCAACTTCTGCACCTGCGGATACGTTGAAATCAAAACTCAAAGAAGCGAAATTAGAAGCTGAGAGACTAGCGGTTGAATTTGGAGAAGCAAAAGACCAGGCTGCACAGATAGGTAAGGATTTTGGTAGAAACTCTGAACAGTTTAAAGCTGCAACTGCGAGAGTGAAAGAACTGGAAACTGAGTTAGGAAAAGCAAAACAAAGTTTCTCAGATTTAAGAGAGGATTACAAAGACTTCAATACAAGTGTAGAAAATTCAGACCCCGGTAATAAGTTCCGTTCATTAGCTGCATTAGCGAATGGTGCAATAGGTGCTATTCAGGGTGTTACTGGTGCTTTAGCTCTATTCGGTGGTGAATCAGAAGAAACTGCAAAGACAGTTCAGAAACTACAAGGTGTAATAAACATCATTGGTGCTATTGATAGTTTTCAGGACATGACGAAAGATGTTAATGATTTGAAGACTGCGTTACTGAGTTCTTCAGTTGTTCAAAAGACATTAGCAATATCAACCAATCTTACTACAAAAGCTTTTCAGTTATTTGGTATTAGTGTAACTGCAACTTCAACTGCATTTAAAGCATTGAGAGCATCCATTATTGCAACTGGTATAGGTGCGTTGATTGTTGGTATTGGATTCTTAGTTGATAAGATTTCATCTTGGGTTAGTAGTACCGATAAACAAGAGGAAGCACAGAACAGATTGAATGCTGCATTAGAAGCACAAGAGGATATATTGAACAGAAGTTTGAAAAGTATTGACATAGTAGAACGTCAAAGGATTGCTCGTGCAAAGATTGCGGGTAAGACTGAAGCAGAGATTAGAAAGGAACAGGATAGTGCGGAACAAGAGAGATTAAAAACATTAGAGAGTAATTATAAACGAATACAAGAATTATCCGATGATGAAACCTATACTAAAAAGTTAGGTGTTGAAGATAGAAAGAAACTGAATGATGATGAGGTAAACGCATACAGGAAATATATTGATGCTGTTCAGGAATCAGATACAAAGAACTTGGAGAGACAGGGTAAGGATGCAGAAGATTTGAGAGCTAAGAGAAAACAACAAGGTGACAAAGCAACGGAGGATTTAAAGAGACGTATTGAAGAAGAAAAGAAAGCTTTTCTGGATGGGTATAAAAGTATATTGGATGCTACTGATAGTTTCAATAAAGAGATGGAATTGATAGGTCTTAGTGACCGGGACAAAGAGTATAAACAATTAGAGCAAAACTATAGAGACAATGTTAAAGCTATTGATGAGAGTGAAAAAGCAATTAAGAAGTTAAGACAGGATTATAGTGCAGGTAGGGTTGCTTTAAGTAAGAAAGAATTGAAAGACTTACAGGATGCAGAAAACGCGGTTAACAATTCCAGAATAACCGCCTCTGATAAGTTCAACTTGGAGAAAGGTGAACTAGATAAAAAGTATGCAAAGGAGTATCAGTTATTCTTAGAAGAGAATAGGGACATTGAGTTAGATGTTTTTGAAAAGAAAAAATCTGACATTAATAAATCTATTGATGAAGCGATTAAACAATTCCCGGACAAGATTAAGGAGTTGAATGATTTGAGGAAACAGTTATTGGAATCTACCAATACTGAACAGAATTTGACTACCAATGTAACGAGGTCGGAAGTTGCAGTTAATAGAGTTGAAACAAGTCTAGTAGGTGTTAAGAAATCAGACTTTGATTCACAGTTGAAACTTCAGAAGGAATTATATAGTGCAAGAGTTGATAATGAGAATGAACAATACAGGTTAGATATTGAACGTGCAAAAGGAAATCAAGAGGAAATAGAAAAGTTAACATCTGAACATTTATTAAGACTCGCACAGTTGAATAAAGATAACAGTGATGCAGAAAAAGAAATTGATGAAAAGAGGACTGAAGCAAAACTGAATCAATTAAGATTAATTGGTCAGGCTGCAAATGCTGCGAGTGAAATCTTTGGTGAGAACACAGTTGCATCAAAAGCTATATCAGTTGCAGGTGCAACAATAGACACTTATCAATCTACTGTGTCTGCATACAAAGCGGGTGTTGCTGCATTCCCCGGTCCGGGTGCATTAGCTGCGGGTGCTGCATTTGCAGCGGTTGCTGCGGCTGCAGGTTTAGCAAGTATCAAGAAAATAGTATCTACAAAAATTCCTACTAAGAGCGGTGGGGATAGTGGTGCTTTTGGTGGTATCAATAGTGTGAATGCACCTACTATATCATCAACTCAATTACAACCTGCAACACCAGTGGATGTTAATAACATCAATCAATTGAATCAAAGGAGTGAACCAATAAGAGCGTACATAACGAATACTGATTTACAGACTAACCAACAAAAAACTAATTTCTTAAATAGTGTTGGTTCTTTCTAAAGGTGTTTTTAGTGTCCGCTACTATTTTAGAAATGGATGTACTAAGGGATATGAAAAGACCATTGTATAGGTTGAAGATTGACCCGGAAAAGGGTAAGGTGGTAAACAAGATTTCATTGGTAAAGGAACCAGCGATAGAGAGTGATTTTATTTACTTCTCTAAAGAAGTTCCGACACACGTTGAAATGTTTGCTAACGATGAGAGAATGGAATTGTTAGGTATTGCATTAAAAGCAAACAAACCTATTTACAGAAGAACGAAATCAGGAACTGAATATGATGTTCTATTTACCCCGGAAGACATTCGTTATATAGCTCAAACCTTTTTTAAAGAAGGGTATCAGAATGATAGTAACGTTCAACATTCAGCTATTCCGGCAGATTCTACCATATTCCAATCGTTTATGGTTGATTCAACACTGGGTTTAAATGCTCCTTCCAGTATTAAAGATGCTGAGGATGGTGATTGGATTGTTGGTGTGAAGGTATTCAGTAAAGATATCTGGGAACAGGTAAAGAAGGGAGAGATAAAGGGATTTAGTATAGAAGGTATGTTTGACTATTTCGAATTGTTTGAGAAGGATGGTATATCCGATTCGTCAAATGATGAGGGAGTAGAAAGCAAGACTGAAAAGAAAAGTTCTTTCAATAAAAAAAACGAGATACAGATGATATCATTTTTTAAAAATATGGTTTCTAAGAAAGTAGTAAATCTTATCGAAGCATTAAACGATATGATTTATTCATACGATGAAATCAAAGTATCTGATAAAGTAGTTGGTGCTAAAGTCGAAATAGTAGATGTTAATGGTGAATTAGCTCCTATTGAAGATGGTGAGTATGTGATGGAAGACGGTTTAGTAATCACTACTAAAGGTGGTTTGATAGAATCAATAGTTGATAAAGATGGTAATCCATTAGGTGAGAAGTCAGAAGTGCCTGCAACTTCAGAAGAACAAGCAGAAGACACACCGGTAGAGGATTCCAAATCTGATGAACTAAAAGCAGAATTTGAATCATTCAAGTCAGATGTAGAAACAAGACTTACTAAAATAGAGGAAGCGTTATCATTAGCTACACAATCTAATGATGAAGTAAAAGTAGAAGCTCAACAATTATCAAAAGTAATGACTGAGTTAACAGAGGTGTTAAAGAAAACTCCTCATGAGTTTAGTAAAGCTAATCCTTCATCTTTCAAACAAGATAAGAATGAAGAAAAAAGAAAGGAGCTTGAAGATAAAAAAATTAGTCTGGCTAAAATCCTGGCTAACAGAAAGAAATCATAATTGATTTCTATAAAAAATTATTAACCCTAAAATGGCGTTCAATGTAAGCGGATTATCCGAATATGTAAAAGTAAACGATAGAGAAATCGCTTTGGAAATTGTTTCTAAAGCAAAAACATTTGACTTCCTTGTAAACAGAGGTCAAGTAATATTTGGTTTGAAAACCAAAGAACAGATTAGATTAATGTCTAACTCTGCATACTTTCAAGCGGGTGAAGATTGTGGATTCAATGCTCTTGGAGATACAACTTTAACCGGAAAAACAATTGAAGGTAAACCAATCAAAGACCAATCAGAGGTTTGTTTTAAAACTCTTTATAACACTATTTTCAATGCTGGTATTGCATTAGGTCAAGACCCAGAAAGTGAAGTGAATGATGAAGTGTATAGAAAAGCAATATCTAATAAAACTGATGTTATCACTGCAAAGGTTGAAAAACTTATGTGGCAAGGTAACACAGGTTTAACTGCGTCTTACGGTCCTGATTATACCAACATGAATAAGATAGATGGTTTCTTAAAGAAAATCGCAACTGCGGGTACATCATCTATTGTATTGACTGGTGTAACTGGTTCTAATGTGGTTGAACAATTGTTATCAACTTATAATGCTATTCCTATTGATATAGCATCGCATCCAAACTTTGTTATGTGGATAGGTGAAGACACAAAGAGACTTTACAGAAGTCAATTGTCTTTCTTACCAAATAAAGTTGTAAATGATGTTCAAGGTTATGAAAAACTATTTGCTACAGATGCACTTTTACTTTCTACTCCGGGTCTTAACGGAATGAAGAAGGTGGTGTTTGGTCTTTCTGATGACTTTGTTGCATTAACAGACCAAGGCAATGAATGGACTGAAGCAAAAATTTGGTATAGTGAAGACACTGAGAAACATAAAATGAGTTTCAGATTTATGATTGGTGTAGAAATCGTTCACTTAAATCAAGTGGGTGCTCAAAATATTTCTTACTAAGAAATTCAAATAAAGGGGTAATGATTCATTACCCCTCTATATAAAAAATATTGAAATTAAAAATGGCGTGTTCATCTATATTGACATACACTAGACCTTGTGGAAATGAGTTTTTAGTTGCTGGTACTGAGAAGTTATATATGATAGCATTCAAAGATTTAGCTCTTGTTGGTACTGCGAGTGAAGTATATACTACTTCCAATGGTATCATTAGTTCTATTACTTTCGGTGCGACTGCGACTAAGTTTGTTGAGGTTGGTATCTTAAAGGCATCAACTGGTTTGACTGAAGAAGTTACCAAGAACCCTAACGGTACTGGATTCATAACTCAGACATTTACTACAAGACTTATAGATATATCCAATGAGAATAGAATCTTTGTTGAATCAGTAATGAATCAACCAGTAGCAGTAATTCAAAAACTGTATTCTGGTAAATTGGTTGCAGCTGGTTTAAATGGTAAATTGGAATTATCAGCACTTACCGGTGGAACTGGTATTGCAGAAGGTGATGATATTGGTTATACCCTTACTTTCACTGGTATTGATAAGAATCTTATCAGACTTGTTGACCCTTCTTTTGCATTCAAATAATTTACTTTGACTGACAATAACAAAATCAGACCCTCTTAGTGAGGGTCTTTTTTATATCCGCTACTATTTTAGAAAGTAGTTGTATAAATGTCTTTGAAGATTAATCTTAATGAGAGTTCACAAAAGTTTATTGTCACTGTTACCGAATGTGTGACTTTAACTGACCCTTCTTTTTTAATGGTATTGACTAGTGACTTTACCAATAAAAGATTCTCCTTCATTCTTGGAACAAATAGTTCACCTCTCAAAGAAAGGTATGATGAGTTTATAATCCAGACGAATACTTTACCAGAAATGGAAAGAGGTAATTATGTCTACAAGATTTATGAGTTTGATGAGAACGAAAATGAGATTAATCAAAGTAAGTATTTGGAAATCGGTTTACTGGATATAGTCAATACAAACTATGAGGATATAGATTATATAACCGATGAAGGTGAAGAAACTGATGATGACTTTATCACTTATGACCCTTTCTATAATGAGGGCGCATAATGAAAAAATATTTTTTAATGTAAATGGAATCAAGCAATGATTTAGGAATGTTCTTAGAGTTCTTTTCAACGGAGATACCAAAACCGATAGAATCGAAACAAAATAATGATGAAAGATATGTTAGTTGGGGTAGGGATAACCTATACTGTAATTTTCTAATTGACCTCTATGAAGATTGTCCTATTCATTCAATGATATTGAATCAGAAGACCTCTTACATAATGGCACAGGGTATTCAACACAAAGACGGTTCTGAAGTCACTATTAAGTTTAATGATGAAGATACACCGAATGAGTTTATTGAAAAGTTAGTAAAGAACTTTATCACTTTCAATATGAGTGGTATTGAAGTGTGCTTTAATAATTTCAATGAACCTATAGAATATCACGTTGTGGGTTCTCACAAAATGAGGATGAATAATTCCAAGTCTAAGTTTTGGATTTCTGAGGATTGGAAATGTAATAAAAGACCTATCATTTATGATGAATGGAGGATAAACAATTCTACACCGGATTCCAAGATTTATTATTTCGATGGTTCGGACATATCATTGAATAAAGTATATCCTAACCCTGAATACTATGGGTGTATAAAAGACATTGTACAGGACGGTTTAATCTCTGACTTCAACCTTAATAACATTGAAGGTCAGTTTTCATTGTCTACACTTATTTCTGTTTACAGGTCTGGCAATGTTCCTGAAGACCAAAGAAGACAACTATTAAGGGATTTTGAAAAGTTTAAAACTGGTGTAAAGGGAAAGAAATGGATGCTTCAGGTATTAAAGAACCCTGAAGATAAGATTACTATAGATAATATCAGTGTTAATGATTGGGTAGATGCTTATGGTGTTGTGGGTGAGAAAGTAAAGAATAGAATATATGAAGGTCATCAGGTAACATCTCAGATTTTATATGGTGTTAAAACTCCCGGTCAGTTGGGAGGTACAACTGAATTTGAAGTGGCTTATCAAGCACATAAAATAAACTATATCTCCAATAAGAGGAATCAAATTTTATCACACCTAAATAAATTACTTGGTCTTACTGGTGATAAATCGTTAGAGTTTAAAGAATCTCCTTTGTTCGTAAAAGACATATCTGAACAGACTAAACTTCAGGTTATGATGCTCGATGAAATGAGAAAGGAGTTAGGACTTCCACCACTTCCGAACGGTCAGGGTCAGGTATTGATTTCACAACTCAATAAACCTAATCCAACACAGGTACAATTAGTGCCTGGTGAGCAACCTTTGGATAGTGAAAAAAAAAGCCCTGACGGATATAGACTAACTGAAGATGATTATGAAAAGGTGAAACATCTTGGATATTCCAAAGATGAATTTGATATGCTGGAAGAACTAGGTGAAGACTTTGATGAGGATGAATGGAACAAGCAACATTTCGATAAAGAAAGTGATGTTTCAAAATACCTTATTGATAATGATATTCGGAATCTTACCAGAAAGCAAATCATTGCGGATATCAAAAAGAGATTGAAGATTAACGTTACTGAGAAGCAATTAGACACGTATATAAAGAGTTTAAAAGATTCTGGTGTAATTAACATTGATGAGGATAGTGACGGTCAGGTTCAAATCAAACCTATTCCTGCTCCACAGATTCCAAAGACTAGACAGATTGAAGTAGTATATGACTACAGAAAGAGAAACATTGCAGATGGTACTGAAATACTCCCGACTACCAGAAGTTTTTGCAGGAAGTTAATAGAGGGTAATAAATACTTTACCCGTGCAGACATTCAGACAATGAGTGACATTTTTGGGTATGATGTATTTAAGCGCGGGGGGGGCTGGTGGTTTAATTCAAAGACAGGTGAAACCTATTCACACTGTAGACATTACTTCTTTCCAATTAAAGTTACACGAAAGTCAACTCAATAATTCTATCCGCTACTATTTTAGAAAGTATCCTCTTGCTAAATGAGTGCAACAAATGATAGAGTTTTATTAGTAACAGAACAACAAATTAAAGAAGCTTGGATATTGGAAAAGAATATCCAACCTAAGCTTTTAAAAAGTACAATCTGGAATACACAGAATGTCAAGGTTAAGAAAATTCTTAGACCTACTTTATACAATCAGCTATTACAAGCAATCGTAGATAAGACAACAAACAATACACCGATTTCCGATGATTTGAAAACGTTGTGGATTGAATATGTTCAACCTTATCTGATACATCAGACTTGTTTAGATTTTGTATTACTTAATCACTACAAATCAACTAATAAAGGACTTCAGAGAATCACTGACGGAAATTCTACCAGTGCTTCAAGTGATGAAGTAGATGAGTTCAGAGGTTGGTTACAACAAAACACACAGAACTATAGACAAGAGTTAGAAGACTTTTTAAAAGACAATGGACTATTACTAGAAAATTCTAACAATGATTATGGTAAGAGTGATATGTTATTTGATTCTTTCGGTTTAATACTTGAAGAAAACGGTGGTTCTTGTGGTACATCCAATGATTTCGATTCAAAGAAATTAGAAGAGACTGACCCCGTTTGGAACTCTGAGAAATCAAACTATTACACATCTACACAGGTTGACCAATTGATAGGTAGCATGTCAGTTGCTGCACCTTCATTACACTCCGTTACAAGTGTGGGCAATACTACAAGTAATGCTGTTTACATCAATGGTACTTTCTCAGCGGGTTTCGATTATGGTAGTCCAAGATTATACATAGATGAAACAAGCTTTGTTATTGACACGGGACAATCCACAATCTATAGTTACAAAGCATTTAACAATATTGATAGTTCTTTAAATCTTAATGCTTGGAATACAAATGCAACTTATGTAAATCGTTATCTCATTGATAACACTGGTAATGGTGGTGGTATTCTTGACTTAAAAACTGATAGTGCAACATTAGCTTTTGGTAAATACTCACTATACAATAATTCTAAAATATTACTTAATAATAATTCGATTCGTTTGGGAGTAAGTGGGATTAACGCTACTTCTATGGGTCTTTCATCTTCCCTTATTCTTGGGTCGAATATCATCTCCCTATCTGCTTCAAATATCTCATTGAACATAGGTTCAGATGCAACCGGGGATATCTATTACCGAAACAGTTCCGGTAATCTTAATCGTTTATCAATCGGTACTGCGGGACAGGTGTTAGGTGTAACAAATGGTGTTCCATTTTGGAGACAAGTTATTTCCGATGCAAATATTCCATTGTACTTAGATGAGAATAACGCAATCAATATAAATCCGGTAAGTAGTAGCGATGATGGTTATTTAACGATTGAGGACTACGAACTATTTAAAAGTAGTTCACTATGGGGTTCCACTAATTATGCTGGATTCCCAATCATATATCCTTACAATACTAGTAATAACCTTTATTTAGAAAATGGTATTCTCTTACGTGCTGGTAATTCTGGTGGTACTTCACCAGCGGGTAGTACAATATGGGAGAATATTTTTGGTACTACTAGAGCTTACTTAACTGTAATGGGTTCTTCTGACCAATCGGTAGCGATTGGTTCAAGAGGTTTAGCTCAAAGAAAGGTAGATGGTTTATGGAACTATACCGGAATTGGTCAGAGTGTTGCGATTGGTGAATATGCTTTGGGTAATATCACTAGTGGTATTGAAAATACTGCGGTTGGTAAAGCTGCGGGTTTTAATGTAACATCAGGAAGTAGAAACACACACATTGGTTCAAACAGAGCTATTGGTGGTACTGGTAGTGATAATACATATATCGGTAGAGGTTCTGCATCGTTAGGTAACTCAGGTGGTAACAATAACATTGCTATAGGTTCTGGAATCTGGCCACTTGATTTAAGTGCAGATAATCAGTTAAACATTGGTAACTGGATATATGGAGCGAATGGAATCATTACTATACCGTCATTAGCTGGTAGTGGTACAAGAATGGTCGTTGTAAATAACAATGGTTTATTATCAACTCAAACTATCCCGTCTGGTTCTGGTAGTGGTATCAGTTCAATAAATGGTTCAACAAGTAGTACACAGACATTAGTTGTTGGTGCTACTGGTAACGACTTTAATATAGATTCATCAACTGCATCAGGTATTCACATATTTAATCTCCCGGATGCTTCAGCAACTGCGAGAGGTTTGGTTACGGTAAATCAACAAATTTTCTCAGGTGCAAAAATATTTGTTGGTGGTATTCAAACAAATGGAAGTACTACAAATAGCACTTTTATTGCGGCTGGTGGGAATAGTATAGGTGTTGCCGCTATTTCAGTTGAAGGTTCTGCAAATACTCATTATAGAATAATGAGTAATGGTCTTGGAGCTACATTAACTGCAAATAATTCTTATGGTGGTTTGTTATTATCTGGCTCTGCATTAACAGAGGCAAGTACAGGTACTCACCCTTTGATTGCAGCGGTAACAATCAAACAATTACCTGTAACCAACGCTGGTGCCACAACAAGTAATACAGCAACACTATATGTTGAAGGTGCATTAACTGGTATTACTCCTACTGGTGGTTCTTATGCAATTTGGTCTAAAGAAGGTAACAATAGATTTGGTGGAAATGTCTTAATTGATAATACATCAAATGGGATATCTGTTTTCAATACATCTGACCAAGTGACAAACGTTGAATCTGCTGATTTGACTTGGAGTGGTAATATTTTACTATTGAGAACTTCCAGAAGTGGAACGGGTGCGGGTAGAGCATTGAGAATACAAGCGGATAGCAGGTCATTAACATTAGACCCCTCTAACTCTACATCTGGTAAATTACAATATACACATGGTGGATATGATGGTGCTGCGAACTCTAGGGGTCTTGTAATTGCGTATGGTATTAACTCAACTAGTGGTATTCAATCTTGGATTAACGCTTATGGTGATATTTCACAATCTGGTTCTGCTGGATATAGAGGATTGTATATAAGTCCGCAAGAAACATCAACGGGTAGTGGTGTAAAGAATCTCATTGATGTTGGTACAAACGTAAACACATCCGGTAGTGGTACACACAGTAGTAAATTCTTTGCAAGTTCTACCGGTCAGGTTGGTATTAATGTTACTACTGGTGTAAATGTAAGTTCTGCAATACTTCAGATTAACTCAGCGACACAGGGTGTATTATTGCCAAGATTAACCGCTGTTCAAAAAGAATCTATTGTTGGTGCAACTGCGGGTTTGATTATCTATCAGACTGATTCAGTACCGGGTCTTTATGTTCATAATGGTGCGACCTGGAGTACATCAACTGGTGGTTCTACTACTATTACTGTCAGTGGTACATACTCACCTGTATTGACAAACATTGCTAACGTTTCGTCATCTACATCTTATACCGCAATGTATTCAAGAGTAGGGGATATAGTGAATGTATCGGGTAAAGTGCTTTTATCAACTATTGTGAATGCTCTTACGATATTGAACATTTCCTTACCTATCCCTTCATATTTGGTTACGTCTGAAGATTGTGCAGGTAATGCTGCAACAAGTAATCCCGCAATCAACGCATGGTTTGAAGCAGGAACAGCTAGTAAGGTTGCTCAGTTAAGACTGAATGCACCGGGTACGGGTACTGAACCGTTCCACTATAATTTTACATACCGTGTAATCAGTTCTGAAGTTGCTAAATTCAACTTAGCTGCATCCAATGCAACTATTCCTGATTGGGTAACTGTTTATGGTCAACCTCACTTAAATGTGTTAACGGGTACTGATAACAGGTCTGGTAGTGCAATCACTATATCTAGTGTTACTGCTTCTTACTGGTATCCATTTGCGAATACAACAAGTTCTACATCTGGTGAGACAGTAGCGAATCCAACGTTTGCATTCCCGTCAACGGTTACACAAACTTATTGGTTTACTCAAACGAATACTTACACACCGGGTCAGGAAAATGTACAATTCAGTGGTTTGAATCCTGCTAAGACTTATAGATTTGAATTGTTGGGGTCTAGGGATGATAACGGAGCTGGTACATCCTCAAGAGTTACCGTTTATTCAATGGTAGATAATGTGGGTACTGAATCAAAATCAATCAATGTAATTAGCAATACTGCTAATCTTATTGTGTTCTCTGGTAAAGTTCCTACAAGTGGTGGTATAATTAAATTGAACTTCTATGCACAATCTGCAGGTGACTTATACGGTTACTTGAATGGGGTTGTTATTGTGGAAGAATCTTAAAAAATAATGGTCATGAATGTTAACCCCTAACCAGATAAAGAATAGTTTAATCAATTACTTTAATTCAATTGAGCAAGTGACACAAGTTCTACACGACGATGAATTTGAGTTTAACGCAAACAGAGAATTGAATTATGGTTTTGTAGTGAATCTTGAAAAGTCGGATCCGTTCGAACAAACCAAGTTCATGTACTACCCTTATGTAATCACTATTGCAGACTTGTATAATCAGAATTATCCTGAAATGAAAGATGATATACAGAATGATGCTTTACTGATTGCAAAAGATTTCGTGAGGTGGGTAAAGAACGTTGAGAATGGGATTTTAGGTAATCTGATTAGTAATGTCACATACAATTACTTTACTGATTCAAATGATGATAGGATTGCTGGTGTTGTATTCAATGTCAGTATTCCCGTTGCTTTATCTGGATGTATAGATTCTATACCTTTTAAAGAGGATTAAAATAAAAAAGTAGAAATGAATAGCGATAATAAAATTGGGTTCTTTTCAGGTTTAACAGGAGGTTCGATTAAAGCAATTATGAGTGGGTTTGATTGGTCACAATTATTTCAAGTAGCGATATTCGCACTTGTGTCAGGGTTCTTAGGTATAATGGGTAAAAAGATATTTGAGTGTTTATATTATAGACTATTCAAGAAAAGAAAGGATATAGACAACAATAATATTAATTTGAATTGATGAATCAGTTGAATAGGATATTGAATATTATTAAAACTTTCATTACCTCTATAATGGGAGTAATCATTTATGTCATTACAACGATATTCTTATGGAGGGGTGACATTGGTTTTCTTTGGGAAGGTATTGCAGGGTTTACCATCGGTTCTATATTGTTATTGTTCCCAAAAGCAATAGAGAAGTTTATATTAACCTATCTGGGTAATTCAAGTAACAAGTCTATTCAGGTAGATAATAAGAGAAGAAAACCAGTTGATGCAGATGACGTAATAAGTGCGGATGATGTGGATGACTTAACCCGTGACCCTGATACTAGATAGTATTAGTAATGTTTAATAATCTATATGGTGTTGCATGAATTGAAAATTATTTCAACTTTCTTTAACATCTAAACTATAACAGGTGTTGACAAATTTCTTCATAAATAACAAACCCCGGTTAATTTGACCGGGGTTCTTAATTACTACCAATTGAAAGGGTCTGGATAGTCATGAAGTGTATTCTCACCTGTATAGGAGACTACATAATCTTCATATCCCTTTGTTAACGTTGAATTGGTTCTATTCCATGTGTAAATAGAATAGTAGTTGTTGAAGATAGAACGGGGAATTAAGTATAGCTTTGCAGTAGTGTATCTGGTATCTACGATTTGGATATTACCATTCCGTTTATTCTTATCTATTAACTGTTTTAGTGTTTCAGTCTTGATAAAGAAAACATTGTTCTTTGACTTATTGATAAAGTATTCAACCCATATATCAGACTTAGATGTTGATATACCGGACTTCTTACCTGAACATTTATATTCAACTGCGAAATTCCCGGTGTCGAATTTATCAGTGATGATAGGACTTGTCTTTATTTCTATCAGGTATCTTTTATCTCCCTTCATCATACATAAATCCCATAACTTTTGTTGTTCTGGGTAGTCTGTATCTGATGAGTATTTAAAGGTGAACCCCTTTTGTTCTAACATTTTCCTTACCTGATGTTCACCCTCCTTACCAATTTTGTAGTCTTCATTGAATGTGTTTTTCAT